AACAATTTCAGAAGTCCAAGCTGTATTGCAGATTGCAACGACATTAGCGGGAACGCCTGTCAGGTCTTGTGCGGGTGTGAGGCTTGAACGATGGTAGGTTTGGCTGATTTGATTGCCATCTTCCATGATGCGTGTGGCTTCACGATAGAGGACTGTTCTATTCTCGGTTACTGTGATTTGGTCAATGACCGTGGTTTTTGTAAGTGACATGATTTTCCTTTAAGTTAAGTGTCCGACTTGGTAATCTAACCAAGTTAATTAAACAAAGTAAGTTATTGTGAATCGTACTGCGGCAGTTTCATTTACGCACTGCTGAACAACCCAACTCACATCATCCGCAACGCAAAAAGCAACCCCAGTGGTAGTATTTGGATTTTTATACAATTGTAAATAGGTTCCTGCATCCCAATTTAACTGGTCTGACATAAATGGAGCCATATACTCCATGCTGTCATTTGCGCTAGTAAACGGAAAACCACCAAATGTAAGTTCACCGATTCCAGTCATTGCACTCCATGAAAGGCGCACAGAAAGTGTTACTTGCCTTCCTATTTTTGTATATGTACCCTGTTGAAGCGTATATGTGGTTGCTCCAGCAATTGTTGCACCAACAGCAGTAGGCGTAAAAGTCCCCTCCTCATAGTCATCTAGCGTGTTGGCATCAGCGGATGCAACTTGAGTAGCCTTAAATGTGATGCCCGATACCCCAGACATTGAAATGCTGGTGGTGTTACAAGCAATACCACCTTGAATGCCTGACTGGTTTCTAAAAGTTTGAGCAGTGTATCCATCAGAGTCAACACCAACTCGTAAAGACAACGGCGTTGTATTTCCAGTTCCAGCCGTGCAATTCACAGTCAACAATGCAGTATCAAGAACAGTACTGCCATTGTTGATGATAAAGTTACCGCCTGATGTTATACGGGCACGTTCTGTTCCACCAGTAGAAAACGCCATTGTGTTGTTTGCCGCACCACCGCTAATTTTCCAATGCTGAGTAACACCAGTTGTGTTTGATGCAATGTAGTTATAGATAGCACCGTTATCGTTTTGGGCTTCAATGTTTAATACAGAAGCGTAGTTTGCTAACTCGGCTTTAAGTGTGAGTGTTGCATCCACCGCTGTGGTAGTTGCAACAGTCAAGCGACCGCCAGCAGTCGTAGTCCCCACAAGCAAGTTACCGCTTGAGTCTATACGGGCTCGTTCTGTGGCGTTGGTGAAAAACTGAAGTGGCAAGCTACCTTGCCCATAAAGGTAATGCCCAGTAGCGGAAGTCCCAATATCAAACGCCCCTGCTGTGTTGCGGAGTCGGAAATAGGTATCCCCTGTGGCTGTGTTTGCTCCAAAAACGCCAATGTTTCCAGTTTGTCCAGTACCAAGACCGAATGTGCCATTGACATCTAACTTAAAACTAGGCGAAGTAGTCCCCACACCCAAATTCCCACTAGCATCCAGAGTCATTGCCTGAGTAAAGGTAATGGCGTTTCCTGCTGTGCCTGATGGGGCTACATACCAAGCGTGACCACCACCAAGCTCATATTTTGTTGCTGGGTTTGCACTGACACGATAAGTGTCTGTGTTGCTTGTGTTTTGGAAAGAGTTAAAAGAAGCCGCAGTTAAACCAGATGCGTTTTGGTAAAAACCCGCATAAGCTCCAAGTTGAATTGCTTTTGCCTGTGAACTCCAAGCACTAGGAGTAACTCCCAAGCCTAGATTGCCTGAGGAGCTAAATGTTGCAACAGATGTTCCTGAGGTTGGGTCAGCACCCTGAGAAGCACCAACTTTAATAACCAAATCCCCATAAGAATTTGAGTTTGCAACTAAATACCAATTTCTTGCATTTGTATCTGTAGCAGCCGTGTAAAGTCCAAGACCACCTGCATTACCCACACCAGCAGCGGCTCGAAAAATTGCGGCAGGAGTACTAACACCAGCACCAGCAATATCAAGTTTTACGCTAGGACTACTTGTACCAATACCCAGACCTGTGCTGGTTAGGCGCATACGTTCGGAGCCAGATGCATAGAAAAACTGCGCCCCTACGCCCATATAGATGGATTCATTTGATCCTAGTGATGCGCCATTGAAAATGCCGTTGTAGTCAGCATCAGAATAGAACTTAGTTTTAGCAGTGCTGGCTCCGATCTGTGCAGACCCGACTACATCCAGCTTTGTTGCTGGCGAACTCGTCCCAATACCCAGACCTGTGCTGGTTAGGCGCATTTGTTCTGAGTAACCAGAAGCGGCTTTGTTTGTTGCTAAAGCAAAACGCAACCCATTGCTAAAAAACAGAGATGGCAAGTTTGTTGGCTCAAGACCACTCAAAAGGGACACAAAACTTGTGTTTGTTCCGTCTGTTCCTTGAATGTTAATTTGACCATTTATATTGTTTGAGCCACCAGTAACTTCAAGCAAATTTCCTGTTCCAGTTCCAGTTGCGTAGTTCAGCGCAGAACCGCTTGTAACAACCTTAGAGCCGTTTAAATACGCTACTCCGTTAGCAGTACCTCCAGAGAGGGTTACAGCGTTTGTAACCGTCAAAGCATTTGCTGTAAGGGTTGTGCCGTCAAACGTCATGTTTGAAGAACCAGCCAACACACCAGAAGAGTTGTACTGCACCTGAGTGTTAGAGCCACCAGCAGGGCCTGACGTCGCGCCTGCAAGTAGAGTAACTACACCAGCGTTACTTTTGTAGTACAGCTTACCGTCGGTAATGTTGATCGCCAACTCGCCTGATGCAAGGTTGCCAGAGGTAGGCACAGCCGCCGCAGTGGTGCTGTAATAGAGAGATATGGGCGTGTAGCCTGCTTGTGCCATTAGAATGTTCCCCCAAAAATGCCTGTGGTGGCAGTGACAGTTGTAAAGTTTCCTGTTGTAGGCGTTGTAGCACCAACAGTACCGTTAATGTTAATTGATGCAGTACCAGTCAGATTGGTAACCGTACCAGAACTTGGTGTACCTAATGCGCCATTGAACGTTACAAAAGCGCCAGCAGAGCCTACGTTGACCGCTAGAGCCGATGCTACACCAGTACCCAATCCAGTAATAGATCCCACCGCAGGGGTCACTGTGGTGTTGCTTGCCGCTGTCAGTTGACCTTGCGCATTAACAGTAAATGTACCAACTTGAGTAGCAGATCCATACGAAGCGGCTGTAACGGCTGTGTTGGTGATGCTGAACTGTGTACCAGTTAACGTGAGGCCAGTGCCAGCGGTGTATGCTCCTGCGCCAGAGAACTGCACCCATGTCACAGGGCTTGTACCAACAACAGTTACAGGATCAGTCTGAACCCATCCAGTGTTTGCGTACAAAGTGCCATTAGTGATGAAGGTAAAGTCACCACTTGCCATCTCGGCGGCAGTGTCAAAGTCAGTGGCACGAGTCAGAACCGTACCGCCTGTTGCCCATGTGTAGATGCCGTTATTTGCTTGTGTAGCTTCGTTCTTTACAAGCACACGATCGCCATTAAGTAGCGTATAGCCATCCAAAGCAGTCAAAGCAACAGACAGCGTCAAAGTAGCACCAACACCAGCTGTACCATTGTTGTAAGTTACTGTGCCGCCAGTGATTGATGCAAGCGTTCCAGTGGTTGCCGCCGCGCAAGCCGCATGGACATGAAGGCCTTCAGCCACCGCATCCACATACTGCTTAGTTGCTAACTGAAGCGCAGATGTAGGGTCTTGTGTTACAGCAACAGAAGTAAGACCGCCTAACGTTAAGCTAGACGCGCCTAATGCAATAGACGTAGTACCAACAGTCACAGACGAGTTGGTTAGGCTTGCGTTGCCAATGTTTGACAGCGTATTGGTTGCGCCGCTGATTGTCTTGTTGGTCAGCGTTTGCGCGCCTGTCAACGTAGCAACAGTGGAGTCAATTGCAATTGTAACAGCAGTTGATCCATTATAGGAAGTGCCAGACAATCCTGTGCTAATAGTTAATGCATTAGTTGCCGTAGCTGTTACAGTAGCCGAACCGCCTAAGCTTACTGTAGATCCGTTGATCGTAATGGAGCTATTTGCAAGTTGCGCGTTGGTAACCGTACCACTTAATGCAGTAGTTGGAATCGTGGCGCTGGCAGTCATAGGACTTGTACCATTACCATACACATAACCTGTTAGCGTATTTGCACCTGTGCCACCGCTTGATGCGTTTAACGTACCACCAAGCGTTACAGCACCAGAAGTGCCAGTGGCAGGTGTAAGTCCAGTGCCACCTGCGCTAAAAGATGTTACACCGCCTGATAGTGCAAACTGGCGCCATGACCCTGATGCGTAACCATCAAACGTTTGCGTTGTAGTATTAAATCTAAACTGCCCAGAGGCGCCAACAGGTTGCTGCGCTGAAGTGCCAGATACTACAGTCATTGCGCCTGTACCGGGCAGCACCACGTTGCTAGCAATGCTTAGTGTAGGATCCCCTGCGCCATTACCGTTGGCAACGTCAATCTGGCTAGCAGTGCCGGTAATTTGCCGCCCCGCAATAGTTGAGCCACCTACAATTGCCAACATGCCTGTACCGGACGCGTTGGCAATAGCCGCAGCAATGCCAGTTAGCTGAAATGTAGGATTGCCAGAAACACCGCTGCCATCAGTAATTGAAATACCATTGCCTGATGCAGTAAGAGTTCTAGGCACCACGGTTGCGCTGCCTGTTTTAACAATGATGCCATTGCCTGATGCTTCTAAACTACCTGACGCGCCATTTAGTCGTATTTGCAACGTTGACTGCGCGCCGCCATCAATTAATCCTATACCTGTGCCGCCGGATAGGGCACGGCTATTAGCTAGTTGCGGAGTTTGTATAACCGTTAAATACTGATACGGCTGACTGGGTGATGCTGAAATGGCAGCTGTAGTTGTTTGAACCGTGACGCCGTTTTGAACAATAGGCACAGCCTCGGTGCCTGTAATTGCACCTGCAGTTGGCAATTGCGTAATTTGTATATTGGCCATATTACGGACTCAGGTTATCAAGGTTGCCATTGTTCTCAGGATCATCAATGTTCTGCTCCGGAGAGATATTGTACGTATTATAAGGCCCAGTAATCAGCGAGTCTGGCTCTACAGCTATGTTGACATCAGGCCTTGGAAATCTAAGTGCAATCTTTTCAGGCTGCCGCGCTGGTAAACGGTATGGGTCAAATTGATCCCTGCACCCTTGATCGCAGACTTTCAAGCCCGGAAAGTTAGGGTCAGGCCCCAAGTTGACATACGCTCGCTTCATATGACATCTGTCACAAATTGCAATGCTTAATACAGCATTGCCAAGAGTGTCAAGCGTACGTGGCATACTTACCTTGTATAGTAACTAATATTCGGAGCCCAGTAAATAGGAGATTTGTCTCTTTCTTCCTGTTCCGCAATATTCCAATACTTTTCAGCTTGAGCCTCAAGATACTGAATACGCTCACCCGCGACAGTAGGCAACTCCATAGCCATTTGGTGCGCAAGCATATTCTGAACGGCAAGATACCATCTCTGGGGAATTTCTATCTCACCTGATAGATCACCTACATCCTGAATTTGCCGATGTCTCCAGACCACGAGTTGTGGCGCGAATGATGAAGGCGCAGGCCACAAGTACATTGCAGGCTGGGGAATGTTTCTATCAAACCAATATTGCAGCGGGTAAAGGCTGGTAAAGTTCTTATTGGGCAAGTTGGTGTAGTCATCACGATTCAAACGTGCCAAAGGAATTTCATTAGCGTTTGAGCCAAAAACTACTTGGTAGACACCCATATTGGACCCTGCTGTTTGCAAGATTCTCCAGTACGGAGTGCTTGCAGAAGGCTCCAAGTCATAGTAAAGCCACGTGCCTGCAGCCCAAGTAACTGCTCCCGGGCTATAAACTGTTGTCCACGTGGTTCCATCAGTAGAAGACTGAATTGAGATGGTCACTGAGCCAGTTATTGCTGGTAGTATACCCACGGTCCCCATGTAGATATCATTTCCAGACCCGTTATTGATACCAATAAAGCCCGAGTTGTTGGTTAATTGGCAAATGTTGGTGTACTGGCCATCAAAAGCATTGGCTGCATTGCCTGAAGAGCTATTTGCACCGGTGTTATTAGCCGTCACTGTGCGGTAGTTGGCGTTCAGCACGTCCACCGTGCCTGTTGGCAAATAGTAGACATATTTGTCGGGATTAAGACCTACAACGGTCTTATCAATACACCAATACTGAATTCCGCGATTGGCAAGGTTAGACAGCAAATAGTAGAGACTGTCTTTAGCCGCAGATACTTGTTCATTGGTTAACTCTTCAGCCAGCTTGCCAGAACGACGCGCGCCATGGTCAATCAGCTTTTGAACCGTGATTGTTGTCTGTCCAACTGTTCCACTAGTGCTCATACATTACCACCCAGGACAATTCCAACGTTTAAGACTAGCGGCTTTTCTAGTAAGCTCGCCTTTTTCATCGCGCTTAGGCCCCGGCATGCCAGACATTCTAGCACAAAATGAATCCTTACGGCCTTGATCAGCTTTAGTTTTTGGGTGCGGTGCAGGTGCTTTAAGATTAGAACCTGTTGCACGATTGATCTTATCGCGGCCTTTTTGAGTTAAGCCAGCCCCACGACTTGTGGGTAGCTTCTCACCACGAGAGACTGAAAGTCTTGGCTCACCGCCGTCTTTCATCTTTTTATCTGCTTTCACAAACTCTTTGCCGACTTTTTGAGGCACACCACCAAAGCCGCCCTTGGTGTGAGCGGCGGCTTGCATCAAACGATGTTGGGCTGGTGATTTGCTTGGCATATTAAGGGCCGTCTTTAATCAAAATAATGTTGAAGTATGAACTTACTGCATTGTTTGCCGAGGCGCCAACCGCAGTTGCGCCAACACAATTCTTTTCAGGAATTATGTAAGGTTGTTCAAACATAAACACAGCGGCGCTATTGTTCACAGTAGCGACTGCGCCAACACGCAAAATGTTGTCAGGGCCATGTTCTCTTAAAAAGCCAGTAACGGAAGTTGAGCCAGAGGCTTGTCCAGCAGATAAAAGACCTTCAGTCATATATCCTGTATAGCCTGCGGGGACGCAGTAATGACCTGTGGTGCGGTTGTTGTAGCCAGTCGCAATAATGTCGTATAGCACGGCTGGGACGCCAGATGTCACTGTGCCTGTGCCAGCATTTATGTTGCCTGCGTTTGCGCCACCAGAGCCAACCGTAGCGACATAAAAACTGTTCACATATAAGTATGAGTTTGTGGTGTTAACCGCTGTTTGACCATTTAATGTTACGGTTTCGCTGATCACATTAAAGTTGCCATCCAAGCCTTCAATAAAAACCGTTCGCGCACCAGTGCCAGCCGATGCGTCGTCGGCGCTAGATGAACTGATTTTCAGAACGGATGCAGATGTTGGGTGAGGGACTGTGCCGCCAGCAGGCCACACAGACTCTTCGGACGTGTCCACATCTGAGTTGTAGCCAAACACGATGACCGTGCTATGACCTTGAATTTGACCGCGAGAAACTTGCAGGCCAAAAGGCTCAAAAGCCCCCTGCCTTGTAATTGATGAAATTACGGTTGCCATATGGCCCTCCAAAATAAATTAAAAGGAAGGGGCCGAAGCCCCGACCTTGATTAGCAAGAACCGCCGTAAGCTTTTTTCATCTTACCACCAGACTTAAATTTCTGAATAACACCGCCGGTAGCGTATTTTTCAATAACACCGCCAGTTTTCAGACCTTTATGCGCCTTGGAAGCAGACTTGTCAGCATGAGCTTTGAGATCGCCTTTAATGCCCTTAATAGCTGACATCTCAGCTTTGTGCATCTTAGGAGACTCTACCTCACCGCCTTTTTTACGCATCATTGGCATTGGGCCGGTTTCCATTTTTGTAGGAATACCACCCATACCAATACCGCGTGAAGGCATGGCAGGAGCCATACCGCGACGAGCGGCCATAGGAACGCCACGTGCAGAAGCGCTTTCAGGGATAATACCCTTTTTAGCTACTGCGCCGCCTTTTTTAAGCTTTAGCTCAACTGAAGGCTCAGTGGTTTTCATCTTAGGCATTGGTTTAAATTGACCCATGATGTTGCCCCTTAAAGTTTCTGAGCATACACAACTGTCAAGCGGTAAACGCCTTGAGTTGTGCTGATCGTGCCGTTAGGATCAACAGTCAAAACGACGTTGATGTTGTTGCCAATATCTGCCATAGCCGCAAGTTGGGCTGTGGTAAATGTAGGAACAAAACGACCACCAGCAAAAACGTCGGTAGAAGATACATATTGTGTACCTGCCGCCGCTGTTCCTACTGTTGCCGCAATAGCTGTTGCCGTACCACCACCAACAACTTCGTCAACCATCGTATCAATGAAGATATTGATGATCTGTGAACCTGCGGGAAGGACTTCGGTAACGCTAGTAGCAGTACCTGCAGCGGCAGTGGTCACGGTGTTTGACTGCATCATGACGACAAAACCGCCGTCAACTGTGTCAGTCAAAGAACCAGAACCTGCGCGCAGGGTAGAACCAAAATAGGTTTGTGCCATTGTCTTTTCTCCTTAATACGTAGGGGCCGAAGCCCCCACTTGGGTTTAGACGCCGGGAGTACCGTACATTGAGCGCCAGTCAGTCCAACCAATGTCATAACGCTCGGTGGCCTTATAACGCATTGAGTCGGTCTCAAAGTCGCCTTCCATGGTCTTTTCCAAGCCACGGCGCATCATCAACTTCATGCCTTCAGGGGCATCAGTCTGAACCCACCAAGCTGTGGCAGATGTCAAACGAGAGATGACAGAAGCACCTTCAGGCATCAAACCAATAGACTTAATTGGGTTGATGTCGTTGTTGGCAGTGCCAGCACGAAGAACGCTCTTCAACAGAACTTCAGCTTGGAAGACATTA